TTGTTGAGGTTGTTGATTATTGGTTGAATCAGAGTATACTTTTTGTAATTGTTCGGTTTCGTTAGCAATATTTAAAGCTTGTTGTTTAGAACTTTGAATACTGCTTTGAATTTCACTAGATATAGCTTCAAGGTTATCTTTAATGTTTTGCTGCATAACAGGATGTGTTTTAGAATCATACCCATCTTGTAAATCTTTATTATTTTCGAAATCCATAAATTTAGAGATGGACGCATCGGTTTTCATGAGAAGTTCTATATCTTTATCGCTGAGCTTCATAATTTCGTTTTGCATTTCTTGTAATTGAGCTATTTTGCTAATAATCAAATCATTAATGGTTTTAAAATATTCGGGCATTGAGTTTCTTGTGGTTGTGTAAACATTTAAAAAGTGATTGTGTCTAGTGATTATTTTGTCGATTATAAGATCAGCCTGAGGTGTATCGATAACAACCGTAGGACTAGTCCCGCCTTTTTGTTTAGTAGTGTCTTTTTTCAATTGTGAAACATTTTTTTTATCAATTTCTGCTAATATTTCTTGTTGTCGTGGGTTTACCTTGTTAAACTGAGATACTTTACTAGTTTGATCAATAAGGTATTGAATATTTTCATTAATCTTTTTCATGTTTCCTTCATCCTTTACAGAAAGTGACTCAAAAACTTTAGCGAGTTGATCTGTTTTAGCAATAAGAGCTATTTGTTTTTGTTGTCTAGCGTTAATTTTAAAGAATATTTCACTTTTTTTAAAAATATTAATTGCGAATATAAGATACATATATTGAACATAATGGTTAAGATATATATCAAAAATCATGGCTTTATTTTTTTGTAAAAAGTAATCCAATTTGGTTCTGATTTCATTTTGGAATCCAGTTATTTCAGGGAGCACCTCTTTCTCAATACTTAACTCTTTAAGAGCTGTAAGTTTTTGTATGTATTCTTTTAAATATTGAATAAAACCTTCAATTACAAGAGGAATTTGTTGAAATTCTGCATCATTTAATTCAATAAGTTGTAAATGCATTTTAAGTTTCATTTCATTTTGTGTCATAAGTTTAACCATCCCTAATGATACAAAAAACTTAATATCTTCTTCAGATATATTGATATCGGTAAGTTTAAAATTATTAGAAGATTTTGCTGAGATAGATTCAGTGATTTTTAGTTTATTTGTCAAAAAGGTAAGCATGTTATCAATTGTAGTGTTGAACATTTTTACTTGACCAGCATCATTCATAAAACTAAAATTTTGTCTAAAATTGTTGACAATAGTATTATTGAATATTTTTGATTGAGCGCCGAAATCTTCATTTTTAGATTTAAACGAAAACATATTTATTCTATTAAAACACTTTTATTTGACAAAACCTACTTAAAAACATATAAGCACTTCAGTAGTATAGAAAACCAAACTAATCATGTCTGTCGCTAATCTCAACAAAGAAGTTCTACGATTCACCCTTAAGTTTAAACAAGAAGTTTTGCAAGATGTCCTTGCAAATGTAACAGAAGAAACAGGATCACCCTATTATGTTCATATTAATGAACAGCTAAATAAGATTTCTGAAGAGATTAAGAATTTTGAGAAGAGTTACAGGGCCTCTCTTTCCCAGAAGGGTCCTAGAGGAACAAAGCAAAAGACAAAGTCGTTGGTACCTCGCCCTATGTCTGCATACAACAAGTTTATCAAACAGACACTTCCAAAGATTAAGAAGGATCTTCCTGACATGGATAACAAGTCTCGTATGAGCAAGGCTTCGGAGATCTGGAAGAAGCTTTCACCCTCTGAAAAGGAGGAATACAGTAAGCTCGAGTTTTAAACTACTTAAAACAATTACATAAGTAATAATATATACCAAATCGACACCAAAAATAATGCAATTAATGTATCCATCCAACTTTTATACACATGTTCATGTAGATATTCCACACGAATTAATGAAGCATGTTATAGGCACAAAAGGAAAATGGTTCCATATTATCAAAGAAAAATGTATGGTAAGTTATGTATGGTTTAACAAAAAAAGGAGTATCGTTGAGATTTGGGGGCCTATTAATTATCTAATGTCTGCCTATTATTCGGTGCTTCAAAGGATTACATTTATCAAGGAGAGATTTGCACATGAACTGATTACCAGCGATAAAGAAGTAACACGAAAATGGCCTAATGATAGTTACGTAGAGTTAGATTTAAACTCAATCGAGAATTTTGTGAGTTATGATATGATCAAGTTTTTGATTGGTCGAAATGGGCAGAACTTTAAATTTATTACGAAAGCGTCAGGAGTAAGTTTTATCTGGTATAATTCACAAAAGCATTGTATTCAAATCTGGGGTTTATCTGAAGATATAAACAATTCGATGAGTATGCTACAGAGTAAAATCACACAAATCTCTTCAAATTTCAATCAATTTACACAAGATATTGATGAGGAGATGATTGTCATTTAATTGAAAACAAAACAAAACAAAACAAAACAAAACAAAACAAAACAAAACAAAACAAAACAAACCAAACCAAATTATTTTTTAAAAATATTATTAAATTTTCAAATTAATAGAAAAATATTTTAATAATATATAATTATTTATGGATTTTCAACAAAGCCAAAATCAGATATATGTATTTTATTCATCCAAGGATATATAACTCTTTGACTTACATAAACTTTTTGAACATTTGGTGGTATATATTCTATATAATTCCCAACAAGACCCATTATTGAATTGGATTTTTGGGCTTTGTAAAGGTCAACAAATTCTTTCATTTTTTTCAAATCTGTTTTTTGATCTTTGTAAGGATTGTAAAGATTATAACCTCTATTTAATACAAAATGACAACCCAATATCATATTACTGAAGTCACTCACTCTTAAAATGATTTGTTTTTCACATAATTCATTTTCAGCATATGCATTGACAATTTCTTCAATTTTGTTAAACACATTAGTCAATATTCCTTTACCACGATAACTTTCGTCGATATGTAAATTTATAAAATCAATAAGAATGTATTCAATTGTGTTTATGATTCTAAATTGAAAATTGGCTTGTGTAGTTGTTTCCGAATCTTTATCTGCACTGTATGTTGCTTCATACTTGCTAACAAAAGATGCCGAATCTTTTTGGAAAAAAAATGGGATTAACATTTGAAATGTGTTTGAAATACTTTCAATAATAGTTTTAGTTATAATTTGCTCATTGTTATCTCCGCCTTTATGTTTTGGCCTTTTATTATTTATTTTTTTTTTCATTAATGGTTTGTTTTTCTTATATTGTATTACAAAAAAATAACAAATTATTTAAAATTAAAGATTTTCTTTTGTATCGTTATAAACTTCTTTGCTTACAATACCATCGTCAAGTAACCTTTCTCTATTTTTTAGGTGTAGATCTTTAATATCGTCTTTTGAACCTCCATGATAAGGTACACAATATCCTTCAGAGATAAGAATCTCGGTCAACATCCTACCATTTGAAGTTCGAAAATCACCTAGGATTCTACCGTACTTACCTCTCATATCTTCTCCTTTTGTATTTTCAGTGGTTATTAGTTTACCTCCTCCTCCTATCAATAACTCGTACACTTTTTTTTTAGCAGCTAATCCAAAAAGTTTTTCTAATGGATCTGAAGTTCTAGACTCGGGTGTGTCGATCCCAATTATACGAACCCTTTCATTTCTCAGACAAATATTAAAACCAAGGTCAATATCAACATCAACTGTGTCGCCGTCAATAACTTTAATTATGTTAATATCGTATTCATTTTTTTGCATTTAACAATAGTTAAGATATATTTATTTGTAATGGATAATAGTTTCTTCTGTTATAGTCTTTTGGTCTACCTCTAGCGTTGTTGATAAATAATTTAGACAACATATATTTTTCAAAACAAGAATCATGATTATGACCAAATACAACATATTTAACAGAGTCTTCATTCTCAATTATAGATTGTATAATAGAATTACCATAATGTGATTTTTCGTTTTCATTTACAGGATATTTTTTTGATATTAGATCTTTATGTGGTACTGTATGTAACACAAGGCAGATTTTATATTTTTTTTTTAAGGCAATAATCTTTTCTTGAATATTTATGGCATCTCTTTGTGCTGCATTGATAATATTATCAACTATTTCTCTTTTTGATAAGCTTCGTAAAGTGTTCCATGAAGTGTTAAAACAATCGATCCCTTCTTTTATAGATACACTAGGTTTGTAAATATTGAAATCCCACCATCCACATGCCCCTATGAATGCGACATCATCTTTTATGAAACATGTGTTACTCAGGTTGTTGAAATTGGAATATGACGACATCTCCTTATTAATGTAATTGTTTGCATAATATAAATCATTCATATAATATGAAGATTCGTGGTTTCCTTCCACATATAATACATCTTTATATATACCACATGCTTTTTTTAACTCACGAACCACATCGGACAAATGATCGGAAATATCTCCTGCTATAATTACATAATCAGATTTTTTACCCACAGACCAATCATAAGGATACGTTTTCCAATAGTCCACATGAAGATCACTTACAATATCAATCAACATTATTGAAGTTTTTATATACTAACAATTAACTACTTTAAGTAACAAATCAATTTTTTATTCGTAAATGACAATAAAGTATGGTATAATACATAGTAATTGTACTATATTTATATCTATAAACTGAACATAAGCACCAGATGGTCTAAACTGGACATTTACATTATCCAATCGACCGTTTGTTCTCATATTATCAAGTTCTTTCTTTGCATTTTGGTTTTCTTCAAATGATTCAATATACGATTTCGTATTTTGTTTTTTCACAAAAAATAGGTAAGATAGTAACAGTGCTACAACGGCTAAACTGTCAAATGTAAAATATATAAACGCTCTTTTATCTATATCGTTATCAATGAAAACATTTATTGAATAAAACAACACGAAACTTACAAACAGATCAATTAATATGTCTTGTATTGTGATGTTTCCTGATGTTTTTATTAATTTACGATAATAAAAAGTCCTTACCATTTTTATCGCAAATAAAGAATACAATACTTTTATCATTTTTTTCTCCCTTCTTTTATTAATACAAGGTTAAAAAATGAACACATTAAAATATATTGCCATTTTCTTTCTTGTGTTCATTTGTTTTAAGATGCTGAAATCATTCATTTCGTATATTAAACACGAAAGACACTTATATCGAAAAAAAGGAGTAGAATTCGAAACTAAATTAGTCAGTCATAGCAACGATAAAAATGTGAATGAGGATAACGTTCATTTAACAACAACTGGTTTGTCATGGCATTGGCATCCAACTGGAATGCCAAAAAGCGAGTGCCAAAAAAAAAACAAATATTTAAATAACAACCCGCATTCCTTTTATAAAGGAAGCATTGATGAAAATTTATTAACATCGGTAAAAATATTACTTTATGTTACTTCGGTATTGATTCTTATTAGTTATATTTTGATTGTTAAATAAAAATTATACCACTTTAATACAGTTTTTGTTGCAATAAATCATATGAATAGGGAATAAATATATCATCTAATTTTAATTTTTCCAATGTTAAAAAGTTTAAACATGTATGTTTAAAATACCATGAATAATAATGTAGAGCAAAGTCATTAAAAACAAAACAGAACATAACTTTGAAAAAAAGTACAACTTATTGAAATCTTCAACTAATGGTGGGTATTCCTTGAATAATCCCAACTTATTCATCAAATAAAATCCAAATTTACCTGCAATTGGCCATGTGTTCGAATTTGATGAGTGCTTCTGTAAAAATTGTAGAACTAATGGTTTGTGATACACATAACAATTATCCAAATATATAGAATATAAATCAACATGTTTACACTTTTTCATGTCAAACCTTTTGAGAATTCTTTTATTATAAACACATGCATGTGATAAAGAATATGTATTGACATGTATATGTTTTTTATTAAATATAATTGTGAAAGGGTTAGCAATAAAGCCACCAGCTCCTAAATTATAAACAAGGTAGTCTGATTTTTTCACAAATGATTTAATCTGAGGTATATCTTTTTCAAAACTTTTAACAAAATAGGCATCATCTTCTAATATAAGCACATGCTCTTCATTTAAATCTTCAAATGCATACAGTAATGCAGTTTTAGTCGCATCACATAGATCATAGTTACTTTGTTGTTTTATCAAATGTTTTTTGTCGCAGTTTTGAAACCCCTTATTAAATTGAATGAATAACCTTTTCGATGGAACTTTATCAATAATTTGTTTTATATTTTCATCTTCTTCAGTTTTGTTATTCATCGTCAATAAGATAGCAACATTTGTCAATATATTCTTTCTGTTATTAAGAGTAATTTGTTTGTAGTAATAACAATCAGTAGATGGATTCATTATTTTAATCTATAATAACATATCTTAATAGTTTTGTACAAAAAAATCAATAAAGAAAATAGTCATCACATATAAAATCAAAAAGATTATAAAATGTTACATGATTTAGATCGATCCCTATTTCTTTGTTTTTTTTAAGAATAGTCGATAAAGATTGTGTATTCATTTTTCGTGGAATATAGACTACATCTATGCTTTTTTGTCTTTTTATGAATGTGTTATTCTGAATTTTATAGAAATTTAATGTTCTTTTTTGTTTGCTATCAATATTATGATATAACTTAGAGACGAACGATTTAGGATATTCATCTTTATATTGGTTCCGATTTGATTTAAAAAAATTGATGTATTTTTCTGATGCAAAAACTACCATCATATTGATATTACTTTGTTATTCATTTAGGATATAAATTGTTTTTTCTCCAAAATACAATTTATATCTTAAATTAATAAATAATAATAATCGTCAGTTCTAATATGTCGATTATTCATTATCTTAACAATATGAAGAATGAGAATGAACTAACAACACTGTCATCTCAAAAGAAGATCGTTACATCGTATGATATATTTACAGATGGGAGTGAGATAAAACATTCTACAACACATAAAACATTGGCAGTGGGTTGGAGCTATGTGATTCATAAGAACAGAGACCATTATTATGAATATACTGATTGTATCCGGGATATTCAAATTGGAAACAATCAACGTGCGGAGTTGATGGCGTTGTATAAGGCATTACAGAAGATGTTACTAATAATTGACGAACCATCGCAAATAAATATTTATACAGATAGTGAATACTCTTTGAAGTCGTTAACAATTTGGTGTCATAATTGGAAAAATAACGGATGGAAAACGGCAAACAAAAAACCGGTAAAACATCGTGATCTTATTGAAGAAAGCATGAGCTACATGAATAATTTAAAGAGTAAAGGATGTTCTTTGTCGATTCTTCATGTAAAAGCTCACACGGAAAAAAAAGATTATATTTCGTTAGGGAACTCGCAGGCTGATAGGTTGGCGCAATTATCTGCGAAGAGAATGTTGAAAGAATAAGAAATTAAAATTTTTTGTACATTAACTTTAATATCATACATGAATAAGGCAATCGTTGAGATTATTTTGTCTTTTTATAAACAATATCCGTTTTACTTTTTCTCGTCTCTTATATTTATGTCACTTATTCCTATTAATGACATATATTTATCGAAACTGTATGGAGTTATGTTTGAAAAGATCCAACAGAATACTTTTAAAATGTCTCATTTCACGCACATATTAGGTGTAATATCTTTTTTACAAATAGGTTATGCATTAATGGATTTAAATGATTCTAAGCAAATACCTCTGTTTCAACAAAAATGCAAAGAGATATTCCTAAAAAAGATTTTCGACGATGCAAAAGAAAATTTTAAAGAAATATTAACAGGTGAGCTTTTGTCTAAAATTATAAGAGCTCAACATATTATAACCAGCTGGTATAGTAAATTTATAACATTCATTATTCCGCATATATTTGAATTTACGATAACCTTAGTTTACTTTACTTCAATCGACATAACTTTGGGTGTTACTTTTGGTAGTTTATTGTTTATATTCATGGTTGTATTATGGTTAAGTCCAAAAACTACTAACGAAGTCACTATAAAATCAGACAAAGCCTTAAATACCATACACGAACATGTAGATGATATGTTGAACAATTACATCAGTATTTACAAAGAGGATAAACTTGAACATGAGATAGGGATCATGCGTAAACTTAATCAGACCTTCATAAGATTATACAATGAGAGTGTAAGGGTATCATTATTTTATCGAATTGTATTAACCGTCCTTTTAATCGGATTCTTGTTTAAATTTACACATAGAAGTTTCGTATTGTTATCGACTAAACAGATGAAGAAACCCATGTTTTTTGCATTGATAATGATGTTAACAAACCTAATCGGAAACCTTTTATGGATGATAGATACAACTCGTGATGTTATATTTGATTATGGAACAATAAAGAATTCAGACTTTTTGAGAGAAACAAGCGTAGTAAAAAATATAATCGAAAATTGTAGTGATAATACAGATAAAGAAAATGTGCTTGAAATGAGTAATGTATTTTTCAAGTATGATTCTGCTGTGAACTATACTTTAAAAAATATAAACTTAAAAATCAAAAGGGGAGAAAAATACTTGATATTGGGTGAGATTGGTAGTGGTAAGACAACTCTGGTGAAAATGTTACTCCGTCTCATTAAACCGGAAAAAGGCACATTATATTTAAATGGAGTTTGTTATAATAATTTTGAAGTCAAGTCTTTTTTCAAGAAAATGGGCTTTATGCCCCAAAACTGTGTTTTGTTTAATCGATCAATTGTGGAAAATATTCGTTATGACAATGAAAGTATAACTAAAGGAGAAATCGTTGACATATTACACAAATTTGGAATCATGAAGCATTTTTCAAATTTGACAAATGGAATCGATTCTTCAGCAGGCAAAAACGGAAATAATTTATCAGGAGGACAAAGACAATTAGTTTGGTTGCTTAAAATATTTTTCAAAAGACCAGATATTATTATCATGGATGAACCAACAGCATCGTTGGATAAAGGAACAAAAGATCTTTTCTTTGATATTGTAGGAAAACTACTCGGCGATAAAACCATTATTATTGTTACACATGATGACGATTTGTTACAATTTACGAGAAATATGATCATTGTAAAGAATGGTGAAACACATCTCACTTTAGATAGAAAAGATATATAATAACAAGTCAAAAATGATAAAGTAACTTTAGTTTAACTTATAGGTTAACTTAAAGATATCAAAAAAAAAAAAATTGAATTCTAATGTTATTCCATATATTTATATCATTGTGCCCTTTTGGAATCAACACTAAAATGTCTGATTTTTTCTATCTTTTCGAAATGGATGAACGTGATGTAAATGTGCAAGCACCAATCGATAGAGTGAGCGATGAAGAAGATCTTGGAGATATATTGAAATATATTGCCACATATAAGAATGAAGAGTATTTACAATCGCTTGTATATATTGTACAATCAAACGAAGATTTTATGTTTGGTAAAAATCAACATAATGAAAGTGACAATATAGATTATTCTTATTAAGAAAAAACATTAACTTCATTGTATAACCGTAGAGAGTTGATATATACATTCGCTTCTTTCAGTTATTCTGAATATTTTACACCAGCTTATATTTTTCTTTTGAAGAGAGGGATGAAGTGTATTTAAATCAACGCTGAGAAATAGATACAAATGTTAAGACTAATGCACACAAACTCTTTTATACAATTTTTTTTATCAAATACAAAATGTTTAATCAATCACTTATTTGTATTTAAATGGCGTTCTTTGGAGTTTTATTAACCAAATATTATTTGTTTTTCTCATTACTGATTTACTTAAGGGGATCTTTATAGATAAGTAAGAATATCAGATATATAATTATTTATATAGTAAAATGAACGAGTCTAATAAACCTTCATATATGAAAACTGACGAGAAAAACAGTTATTTTGCAAAAAAGAACAGGGAGAGCTATGATAGACGAAAAGAACATATTTTACGCAGAAAGATTATTAAGCGTATCGAGAAGGATCTTCCAATATCCATAGAGAGTGTAAATGATCCTGTACGTAATTGGAGTAACGAAGAGAAGACTCGTTTATTGGAATATATTGAAAAGCATAAAAACTCTAAACTGAAGTATAGAAACGAAATGGGTTATCAGATATCAAGTGTAATGGATGTAAACCAACATGATGTGAAATTTATTAACGAAAATTTGCAAAATGATACCAATATAAGTAATAGTCATTTGAAATCAAAATTACCACAATCAGCACTTCAACACCGAGTAGACGATGATTCTAAAGGTTTTTATCAACTATATAAAGAAGATAAATCAAGTGAAGGTTATAATTATACAATCAACCAAACGAAAGATAAACTATTAACAATAAATCAATTTTCAGATATGATAACCTTTTTAATAGAACAAAAAATACATTTTCTTAAAAATAAAAATAGCAAAATACAGAAAGATCTAAACTACAATAGTTATATCTCAAGAATGCGAGCTATTTTGTCTATAATTTGTACGGATAATATAGTTGACATATATAGAAATCCTGAATTTTTTCATAACAGTTTGGTATTGTCGCATTTATCAATTAGTAGTATCAAGGATTATGCTTCGTTACCATTGACGATATACAAGTTGAGTCAATATTATTCGCCTTTTTCTTTTTTACAAAAGTCTATTCATTCGACGCAGATTGAGAAGTTTAGGGGATATGTAAAACAAGGAATATTATTTTCAAAACAGAACGAAACTGAGCGGCTCATGACAAAGGATTATTATTTATGGGACGACATTCGTGAAGTTCCAAAGTTAATTGAAAATCATTACAATAAACGACAGAATGATATAGATTTATTGAGAGATATGGTCATTTCTTCATTTTATGTAAAAGAAGTTGTCCTTCGTGATAATTTAGGATCCGTTATTATAGGTAATGGGTATCCTAACTCTTCATTAAACCATGAAAATTATTTGGATTTACAAAATGGTATATTATATCTTAGAGACTTTAAGACCAGTAGTTCACTCAACTATACTGATTTCAAATTAAAGATCTTTCCGGATACGATGGAATGGGTTAAATTGTATTTAGATGAAATGAAAAAAACATTGGGTGGTATATATCCAAAATATTTAATTACCAAAAGAGACGGTACACCGTATAAATATGGAAAGTTATCAGGTTATATAAAAAAATTGATGAAGAAATATACAGGAGCTATTGACTTCACTATCAACGACTTTAGACATAGTGTTGCAACATTTCATCGAAACTCACCATTACCTATCAAAGAACACCTCGCTTTTATGTTACATCATTCGTTCCAACAGCATATATATTATGAAAGACATTCGAATAGGTCTATTCGTCTTCCCGTTATAGAACATCATCATACAACAACAACAACAGATCTTAATGTGGATCCTTTTTTGAATAAGAGAATTTATAGTATTCATTATCACAACAATATAATGGTCGTTTCTACAGGAACAGTTAAGAAAAATGAAAATTATAATAAATTGATTGTCGATAAAAAGGATCACAGATCAAAAGAATATAAAATAGATCTTATAGATATAGATCCAACCAAAAAAACGATCCATACAAATCTACCAGATTATCCAGAAAATAATCATGTGTTAATGTAAAACTTATATAGTTTGAATAGGTAATTCTGAAATAAACAACGAATTCAAAGAACCACCATTAACAAAAATATGAATGACTTTGCTTATTAATTCTGCAGACGATACTTGATGAATAATATTAAACTCATCTTGTTTTTTCATTTCGATTGTATCTGTTACATACATTTTTTCAATATTTTTATTGTTGTTAATCTTTTCAATTGCAGTAGAAGAAAACACTGGATGTGTGATACATGCATATATCTTGTTTGCTCCATATGTTTTAAGCTCGTCAATCGCTTTTAAAAGAGTACCTGCAGTATCACATATATCATCTACAATAATAATATCTTTTTGTTGTACATTACCGACCAGATTCATATTATTAAGTTGACCATGAGTGTCTCTCTCTTTCACGATAATTGCAAAATCTGTTTCAACTCCTGCAATGCTCAACATTTGTTTGAACGATCTCGCTCGGCTAACTCCTCCAGCATCAGGGGATACTACTACCATATTTGATAAGTCGATGTTTTTTAATTGTTGATCTTTTATTAAAGCATCTGCTAGTAAACAGGATGTATATATATTGTCACATGGAATATCTCTAAAAAAACCTTGTATTTGACCACAATGAAGCTCGAGGGAAACTACTCTATCAGCTCCAGCAGTTTCTAACATCATTGCAATATCGGAAGCAGATATAGGAACCCTTGGTTCCGTTTTTCTATCTTGACGAGAGTACCCAAAATAAGGAATGATAACGATCACCTTTTGTGCCGACGCTCGTTTCATGGTTCTAATCATAAGATAAAGCTCCATAAGGGAGTCATTTACACTATTTGTTTTTGTAGAAGTTATCGATTGAATGATAAAAACTACTTTATCTCTAACATGTTCGTTAATTTTAATTTTTATTTCACCATCAGCAAATCTCTCTACAGTACAATCACCTTTTGAAATGTCAAGTAGATTACAAATAGAATCTGTGAGCTTTCCACATGTGCTTCCGTTGAAAATTTTAAAACTCATAAAAAAACTATGTAAATTACATATATACATGTATTTTTAAATTTGTTTCGCTAAAGTTGCTTTAATGTGAATAGATTCATATCGAAAAGAAAATACATTTTATATGTATAGGTTTAAAAGAAAATAATATTTGAGCTTTCACTTAATAGAATTCAAAAAATAAACATGATTTTTATAAATTCACAATGGATGTTCAACTTGATGATAATATCAAGAAATACAAGCATAAGCTTTGGAAGTCTCTTCATAATTACAAAAAAAATACATATGCACTTAAAGAGGCACGACCAAAGATAAAACAGTTGACTATCGACGATATAAAATTAATACAAAATACTTAGAATGACTTCGTCTATACAAACAGAAAGTGTTGTATTTGGAAGTAGTTATTTGGATTTAATAAAATACGCGTATGATCAGAATCATCTTGTATACATTACAACCATTACTTGGTTGTTCAAAATAAACTCGCAACATATCGATCTTCTAAAATTATATATGTCGTTTGATGTTCCAAATGTCACAATAGAAACTGTGAAAAAAAGCAAAACATTTTTAAATCAGATAACGCTAAATTTTGTTAATTTTTCGACAAAATCCATAAAAATCTTTAAAAACGGTCATGTTCAAGTAACTGGTTTGTCATCATATTTTGAATGTGTACAGGTCTCTAATATGACGTTAGAATGGTTAAATAAATTTATTCCTTCAAGCGATTCTTTTTCTTATAAAATGGTCTGCAATTCACAAAGAATTGTGATGATCAATTTATCTTTAGATACTAATATAAACTCATTTATAATACTAAAAGATCTATGTAAAACATTGAATGAGGATCCACATGTGTTATTGTCTTCTTATGCGCCAGAAAATCATCGAGGTATCGTTGTAAAATTAAAATCAGGGGTATCTTTGTTTGTATTCCATACTGGAAGAATAATCATGACACATTCGTCTATACTAGGTTTGAAAGAGGGATATATAAATATGTGTCATCACTTTGTTAATGGAAATACCAATGATGTACCGATATATAAAAAGAACATAGATACGGTTTTGTATGGATATGATATCAAAGATCTTATGGGACTTGTTACAGTTTGAATATGTTGATTATCAAAAATAGTGTTTTAAGAGTTCTTTTACATGATCCGCAATGATATAACCTAGAAGAGGCGGTACTGCATTCCCTATGTATTTGTACGCAGTCATGTTTTTCTTAAAAGTAAACACATATTTCGGTGGAAATGTTTGAATGAGACCTGCTTCTCGTAAAGTTAGTCTTCTTTCGGGTAGATGCTGTTCCGATGGATTGATGATGGTATTTTCGTGTCTTCTAAACTCAATGTTTCCATGATGTTCCGCACGCATCGTAGGTGCGAATGATGACAGCGCTATTTCTTTTTGTCCTTGACCATTGTCGAGTTTTTTCGCCTTAGAATAGAGTTGTTGGGATAAATCAACAGTTTCATCAGGCTCCGACAAATGAGATAAATAATTACCTACATAACATGAGCATCGATTTTTTGTTAGTATATTCCAGTCAGTATGTAATTGTACATTTTTACGATCATTTAAAATACCCATAATAATAACACGCTTTCTTTTTTGTGGAATTCCAAAATCAGGACAGTAAACAACCTGATAAGCAACCGTATATCCGATTGCCTCAAAATCTTTTATTATTTGTAAAATAGGATCGTTCTTCATTGTTAATAAACCATAAACATTCTCTGCAACAAATATCTTTGGTTTTGTTATTTCTACAACTTTTACAAAACTCTTATATAAAGTGCCTCTATTATTTTTATCGTTTGTTTGACTAATCAGATCATGTGATTTTGTGCTTTGAAATCCGTTTCGTTTTCCACAATGACTGAAGTCTTGACATGGAAAGCCACCGATGATCACATCATTTTTAGGAAATTCATATGCAGTTTCAATTAAATCAAAAATACTAGATGTGTTGTACAAACTTGAATCTACATCACTATTAAGCGCCCATACATCTTTGGCACCTAATAAAATATCATTCATAAACACAATTTGATATGGTTGATGTTTCAACATTACAAAGTCATTAATTTCTTCATAAGTTTTCTCAATCCATTCATTTTGACAGATTGATTTCTTATGAACAATAACTCTTTCTACAAACCCCATATCCATACCACCAATTCCTGTGAATAGAGAGACCACTTTAAAAGGATATATACCATACATTGATCTATTTTGTTTGTAATATGCTAAATAGATTTAAGTAATAAAGTCTTATATGTTTTAAAATTGTTTAAAAAAGATACATGTGTGATGAATGTAATAAAAGAAAGATCATCGGTCAAACTAGAAACGATTGATAAGATATTAGATTATCATATCCCATCTTTTCAGAGATTATTGAACAAGGAATATATTCAGAGTTTATGCGAAGATCAATTAAGAGAATATGAAACATTTAACTCTTTTTCCGCTTTACAGAGTATCACATGTGCACTTTATATTGGAAAAATGTATGTGTTAGATGGACAACATAGAATTCATATGTTTAAAACATTAAAAGAGAAAAATGGTGTATCCTTGTCCAAGAACATTGTCCCAGTGATAACATACTATGTTGATACTTTAGACGAGCTTCGTGACTATTACAACAGAATAAATAAACACAATCCTATTAACCCATTGCAATTAGACGATAATTGGCAAAAATATAAGATATTCTTTGAATGGTTCGCTTTAACTTTTAAACCTTATATTAAACCAACCAAAAACACCAGATGTCCACATTTTAATTTAGATGAAATGATGAACCATCTTAATACTTTTTCATCATTACATAATGTACAAAATATGAATATGTTCATAAACAGCATCATATTACTGAATGACTTTCTAATCACTAATAGAGAACAAATTAAAAACAATCAAATTCAACAAGATCTATCTGTAAATATCACGAAATGTTATTCAAAGAAAAATGCGACATATCCATGCATGTTAGGATTATGGCGACAGTACGAATGGTTTGATATTGCGCTTGAGTTATATAATAATAGTAATGACGAATGTTTTTTACAATCTATGTCTTTATCAAAGTATTGTAAATCACGACCAGTCATTGATCTGAATCTAAAGTATGCTGTATGGAGTAAGCGGAATAAAAACAGGGATGATCCTTGTTGTTATTGTTGTGAAGAATCTTTGACTTTCTTGAATATGGAATGTGGTCATGTAGTTCCCCATTGTAAAGGTGGAACGATTGATATTGATAACCTTGAACCTATATGTAGAAATTGTAATCGTAGAATGGGAGTGATGCACTTGGGACATTATAGAGATTCAATAAAAAAATCAGAATAAAGTTTTTACAATTTAAATCGATCATAGATCACAGATCACAGATCGTCTGAAACTGAAACCCTTTCTAGATTTTGTAAATTGGTATTAAATCAGCTTTACTTCCTTAAAAAAAAACCTAAAAAATATAACTCTATACCAAAACACAAAAGTTCTAGTTAACCGTGTGTAGTAGTGATTCACCGTACACTGATAATCTGTTCGTAAGAGTTGGTGTATTAATGAGAATATAATACATGCTGTCTTGCTGAAAATGGAGCGAAGTAAGGTATATTGTTCATTCTGGCATTTAATCTGTCACTATCTGTCTGATTTTGTCCTGTAAAAAGCGATTTGCGACAGCAAGGACAATTATTGGATTGTGATTTCCATCGGTTTAAACACGATGTATGGAAATAGTGCTTACAAGGTGTACAAGTGAACGGTATGGTGTGTGTTATATCTTCCATACAAATACAACATTCCGCATTTTCAGGTGAAGGAGGAAGAGAAGATGATACCGCGAATTTACAATGCTTACCACAGTAATCAGAGCCATTCATTGCTCTGTAAGAGCATAGTTTAGGTGTTTGACCACGCTTCATGGAGCATTTAAGGGTCGCCTTGCAAATAGCCATGTTGGATCGCTTTTAGATTTATTTTTTTGATTGCTATAAGAATAACAATGTATTATATAGAGTTGATGATTTTACAATAAAAATCAATTTTTATCGAATATAAAAAATGAAGTGTAAGGGAACCTCTGTTTATATATATATATTTGTTTCAAAAATGTAAATAAGTAAAAAAAAACAATAACATGTGCATAATATGTACATGTTTTTCGATGGTTACTTTAAATACACGATAGTCATAACTAACTGCTACGACATTCAATTTGTTTTTTTTCCTATGATACAGTTTCGATGTAACGAGTAGGTCTCTTCGCAGACCTTTTAGAAACATGAACATCCTCTTTCACAAACATCTTGGAAAGGTTTCTCTTTGTATTTTTCTTTTCTTTTTGATGCATCCTCTTGATGGTTTTCTCATTGCAGTTCTGAACATATAATTCATTGTTTTTTTTTGTAGGAGGAGTCGTAAAGTCGTCGTTAAGATTGAGTAACATATCAGTACTGTTCCCATTTTTTTCTAGAGAAAACACTGGAGTCGAGGGCGGTGTTGAAATAGGATACATTGGCGATGGTATCGGTATGTGAGGATAAAATACTCCTTGATCCAGGAGAAGACCAGAGGGTTCATTCTGAAAACTACCCAATCTTGTTGTATTCACGAACTGAAACGGAGGCCAGTGTTGAAAAGAATGACATGGCGATGGTGGCGATGGTGGCGATGGTGGCGGTGGAGGTGGCGATGGTGGTGTAGAATCCACATTGATGGTAAAATTGTAATCATTGTCACTAATCCCTGTAAGATAAGAAAAATTGTAACAATACGGACACGATATGTTCAGTATTTCCGATTGTACTTCGGGGAAGTCTGTACCATCTGTAGAATCTGTAGAATCACAAGATGAAGGACAATGCTGGTCTTGATGATCGATTGTAGACGAGTTGTGTTTGTACGGATTGTACGGATTGTTCAGCTGTTCTCCTTCTTGACCATACCATGCATTTATAACAACCATATTCGTTGTCTTCTTTCTGGCCATAATATGGATGGATGGATGGATTACGAATATATCCAAAATGAATTACAAAAAGTTTATATTTATATTAAAATTCATATGTGAAAAATCAATTTAGAAAACTTTTTCTAGGATAAAATATCTACAACTTTTGGATTTTGTTTTCATACACGTCATCCTAATTAGGTTAAACACACCAAAACACACCAAACCACACCAAACCACACCGCCGCACGATTGTAGGTTATTCTAAGAAGGTTCAACCAAAAAAATGAGCGTTTATATTTCAAAAGATTATGATAAAAAGAACAAAGAAGGAGCTGATGGATCGGATGAATCGGATATAACTAACGAAACGGATGATAAACAAAACAAAGAACGAGCTGATGAAGAACGAGCTGATGAAGAACGAGCTGATGAAGAACGAGCTGATGAAGAACGAACTGAAGAAGAACGAACTGAAGAAGAACGAGCTGAAGAAGAACGAGCTGATGAAAAAGCTCACCCCGGAGATAAACAAGATGAAGATGAAAATGACGTGATCATTACACATCAGATGGAAATATTGGCTACAGGTCGAGGTCGAGGTCGAGGTCGAGGCCGAGGTCGAGGCAAGGGACAAGCACCAGGCAAGGGACGAGGACGAGGACGAGGACGAGGCAAAGACAAAGAATCTCTGTAAGTTAACACTATCAATCACTTAGTGTTCTTTGAACTAATTATGTAAATAATCCAAACACGCATACACTCTTAGATCAGCGTCTGATAATAGGTTACCGATCTAACAGTATATCTGAAGCGATTTATACCTTATATATCTCCTTGGTTATTGTGTTTTTTTTCAGGCTTTGGTTATTGTGTTTTTTTTTCAGGCTTTGGTTATTGTGTTTTTTTTCAGGCTGAAACCAACATCCGCAAAAAAAAGAGGACGGTCGCCTGGAACAAGCAAACAAGATGCCGTGAAGCTTTTTTTGGAGAACACTAAAAGGTACAATAAAACATGCGTTTTTTCAACATACATGAATAAGATGACTCCTAGAAGAGGTGGTCTCTACAGGGCACACACACACACACACACACACACACAAGGCCCTTGCGCTGAACCCAACAAGCTGTTCCTTTCAGGTGGTAAGGCCTAGGTAGACCAGCCCTCTATCTGCTAGTAGTGGTGAGACTGTCCTCATCATACAAATTACGTTTGAGTGTTCTAATTTTAACAAATACACTGGACTTGACAAATTACAGAAGGCGTGTCGAAGCAGCATCAGCAGCAGGAGCAGCAGCAGAAGAAGAAGAAGCAGAAGAAGAAGAAGAAGAAGAAGAAGAAGAAGAAGAAGAAGAAGAAGCAGCAGCAGCAGCAGAAACACTCGATAAATTATCAACCAAGAGGTGTGTGTATGTATTTGATTCGGTGGTTACATCTTTCGTTTGTTTACCTCTTATAAAGATTTGTATTAATAAATTGAATTGTGTGCATTTTCCTACAGGATCGCTGTCGATTTCCGTTTATCGATGGAGAACACAACAAAATTATTCGAGTCCGTCCTGAACATGGTACCAGAAAAGGACATGGTGATGAAGTTGCAACATATGGAAAACAAATTACGAACTTTGATCAATGCTATCCTTCCTTATGATACTTCCGGAAAAAATATTCATGATCCGTCGCTTTTCAAAGACGCGATCGATAGAGTAATTAATATGTGGGGGACTGAGTAGCATTACAACATTTTTTTCTACAAGAAATGCAATGAGTGAATCACTGAGAAGTGAAACTGAGACTCCAATAGACTAGACTACTGTTAGATGTTGTTTACGAAAAACAAAATCGAATAATAATTAAAAAAAAATGTATTTTGTTAGTTTTAATTGTTTTTTTATATCCATTTATCTATTTATCTATTTATCTATTTATCTATTTATCTATTTATCTATTTATCTATTCATCATCACTCTCTGCTTCACTATCCTCATCACTATTCTTTTGACTCATGGTATTATCATCCATAATATCGTCATCACAACGACGAATAGCACAACCTACACTGTTTAGTTTAGGAGTAATCTGAACTTGAATTGCCTTCCAAGAACATCCAAACTTTCCTCCAGCAAACCAAATGCCATTACATTTGACAAGTGTAATAGCCTTAGCACCCTTCATGTTAGTGGCTAAGATATATTCACTCTTCAATGGATTTGATTCAATATCGAAGAATTCACATGTGAACTTGTCATTGTTATATGGGATCTTCATCTTAAATGTCGGAGGGTATGCATCCGTAATCTCACCAGAGTCCTTGTCTTTCGCATACTTAATAATAGGAGAATAAAGCGCTTCCACAACATCCTTGTTAGGATAAGACTTGCGTAACCATTCCTTCTGATTCTTAAATGCCTCCGATACAATAAGCGTATCCATCTCTTTCATGATATTAAAAAACCTCTGCAATCCTGGACGATTATCCATATCCCTAAATGAAATATCCATCGTATACTTATTTGAATTCTCATCATCCATTGTGCTATTGTTAATTCCGTAAGGCAAATAACACTCAGGTGTTTGGATAATTAATGGATTCTTCAAATAAGAGATGTACTTCATCTTTGAACCAGTATCAAGAGAGCGCATTTTATCATCAAATTGCACATTTTTAATATTGAAATCACGGCTGAGTACAATAGAGTTCATGTTTGATAGTTAGATGTGAAAGAGTGGGTTTATAATTAAGAGTGTATGTTTATGCTTTAAGTAATTGAGACTCTTTTTTTATTTCAATTTTTTTTTCAAATAAGCTTCCACTAGTACATTCATGAATATTATTACATCATAAATACATAACGCATTTAAACAGTTTTTATGCGTTAAGATAATATGAACTCTGTTTTTTTTACAAACTCGCTCTTTAGAGTAAAACCAATAAACGCGTTTAACATAAATAATAAACCAAACTGTAATAATTTTTTGCTAAAGAAATACAAACTGCTAAAGTTATTAAAATTTTATGACAAACAACTGTGTGTGAAATATGAAAAAGCAAAGGATGTATGCTATAACAACATTCCAATAGACGAACAATATGAATGTAAAAAATTGTGGAGAGAGTTGGAAACAATTACAATAATAAAGAAAGAAATCGAAAAATCATTAGAAGATATCAATAACGACTTGTCCAAATGCTAAGTTATTTTAGATATTTATTCGGAAAAGATCGTGGGAGTTTTATTAATATATCCTTTTTGTTTTTTATAAATGCAATATATTTTGCTTTCCATTTATCATTCCATCCATCCTTTCTTGAATAATTAGACATTTTTAGAATATAATTGTTAGATGTAAAATAAGGTTTATATGATGTTTTTCCACCACTACAAAAGAATACCATATCATACACATTCTGATGCATAACCCATTCGTAACTATCTATCGCAAATTCCATGAACCATTTAAAACCTTCAGATGGTTTGATTTTATTCAACAACATATAGTTTCCTATCACCATAAGACGCTCTATGTGATGCAAATACGCATTATTAAATGCTTTCTTTATACAATTGTCCACAGGATCTATATTTAAGGTACCATCATACCATCTTTTGTCTAATTTTTTATATAATCTCAAATGATTCATTTTAGAAAGATATGGATGGTGAATATAACAATATCGTTGGTATTCACGCCAACATAATTGTCGAAAAAAAGCCTCTGTGTTTTGAATGGACACATCTTGCGTATTTATTCGTCTTAATGATTTTAATATATAACTCGGTTGTAGTATTCCGATATTTAAAGAACATGATAACATTGAATGAAAAAGGACTGAATTATCTTTTACAATTGCATCTTGGTATTTACCATAAAGATGCATTCTTTCCTTTACAAAATCGTTAAACCTTTTTTTTGCTACTTTAGATGAAATAGGGAACATAAATGTATTAGTCACATTTTCTAATGTACCATAGTTATTTGAAAAATGTTTGTCAACATATTGAACTGCTTCAATCAGATATTTCTTTTCTTTTGTTTTTACATCACAATCTATTGTAGGTATCTTTACTTTTTTATCATTTAGTTTTTTTCGATTGAATTTATCTTGACTTGGTATCTTTTTCAAATAGTTCAAATGAGTTTTACAATAAGCATAAAAATCAGAAGTAAATCTTGTTTTAATCTTTTCACTATCATTAGATATCTCGTTATAATGCTCCTTAGTGAGTAGAAAATTAGGAGATTCTTTGATTATGATGTCGCCCTTGTTTAATTCATGAATGTCATTCATTTTGTTAATAGGATCAAAAATAACATATCTATCAGGAAACTTGTGTTTGTCAGTGAACTCTATATACTCGATATCCTTTATGCTTTTTATCTTTTTTTTGAGATTATTATCATAAAAATACTTCATAGATGCTCTATGTAAAACTAATTTCTTCTTGTTGAAATTATATTTTGTGAAGAAATCAGGATGCTCCCATAGAACTATCTTGGTAATATTTTCTTGTTTTACAAAATCGTCACAAATACATTCAAAAAGTTGATTCGGTAAAATGTAAAAAACACTCATTGTTTATTAAATGGTACAAAAAAATAATACTATTAGTCTTTCTCTAAAGTTCATTTTATAATATACCAATAAAAATTGAAATAAAAGGTGGTGATTCCGATTTATTTATTCAAAGTTACAAATGAATACACAAGATATCATCAATATGGAACTGCAAATGTCTATTGAAAAGAACTGGGATTTGGATAGTTTGGATATGATATACTTCCGCACACAAAACGATGGATGGAGACTCTGGACCATTGTTGCCAAGTCTTCATTGGCCACTCTAGACGAAAAACTACAAGAAAACCCGTGCGACTTTGGGTATGGTTTGATCGCTGGAAGAAACTTTCAACCAGGAGATTACATTGGTAAATTCACAGGATTCGAAGTTTCAGAAGAAGATGTCAATCGCATTGAAGATACAAAATGGATCGTTCAATTGAACAACATAAACATCGATACACGACACGGAAACACTGGTTTTGTCCAGTTTGTTAACGATGCCTTCGAAACTACGAGCACGAACAACGCGCTAATGAATGCAAGAGGCTATCTTGTCGCTTCAGAAAACATTGAAGCGGGTGACGAGATCTTATGTAGCTATGGACCTGACTATTGGAAAAAGTGAATAGGACAAATTATTTTATATTTATTTAAATAAAAGTATGGGTATTGTCAACGAAATTGGAGATCAAGTTAGTAGAGGCGTTAAAGGAATCAGTGACAATATAGATCCACCAAATTATGTAACATGGGTTATTATTCCTTTTGTTTTTTCATATATAATATTTAGTATGTTGATCGGACCATTGATTTTCAAGAATTTTACTTCAACTACTATGTGTGAAAAAAAAGAAAACAATAAAAATGAAACTTGTAAAAAAGTAACCGTCAGTAAAGTTTTTAGAATTTTTATTATTTTTATTATCGTGACGATTATATCGGTTTTGATAGCAACAACTTCTTATAAAATTGGTCTTTATATAAAAAACCCTAAACTAGCAATGGGAATTGAAACCACTAAACTTGTAAAAGATGCAATAAGTTAATTGAAATTAGTGTAATCGCTAAAAAGTTTGTCAGTTTGTT